AAGAATAAAACTGTTGAGGTTGCGGAGAAGGCCAAGCAGCAAGTTTTGTCTGCTCAAGCAGAAGCTGAGAGTATGCGAATTCGTGCAAAGGCTTTGACCCAGAACAAATCACTCGTTGATTACGAAGCAGTTCAGAGGTGGGATGGTAAGCTTCCTCAGTATATTCTTGGCGGCGGAGTCATGCCGTTTATTAACCTTAAGAACTTAGGACAATAGGAGAAAAAAACAAATGGGTAAACTACATGAAGTATTAGCAGTAGAGAGTGATCTGAAAGGTAAAAGTGCCAAGATCATTCAAGAGACTCTGCAGACTTTTAAAAATCGCGCAGGTCATTTCGATTCTTTGCACAGGGTATTTAAGCCTGACGAAGAAGATGGACTGACTCAGCCAGAGGAAACCAAGCCTATGGTTGAAACGGTTAAGGATAAACTTGCGTACACAGCAAACACTGTGGCCGAATATCTTGACGTTGTATTTCAGAAGGAAGCAACTAACACTGAAGCCAAAGCAGACATGGTCCTTTTTGACGGGACAGTCCTTGCTACCAATATGCCTGCCACTGTATTGCTGAGCTTGGAAAACAAGTTGACTGATTTTAGAGAACTTTATAGTGCAGTCCCTACTCTTGATCCCAGTGAAGCTTGGGAATTTGACGAGCAGGAAGGGACCTATAAAGCTGAGAACTCAAAAGTTAGAACTAAGAAAACTATTCGTAACCATGTGCTTGCGCCAGCGACTGACAAGCATCAAGCACAAGTTCAGATCTTTAATGAGGACACTCGCATTGGGTTAGTCAATGAGATTAAGCATTCGTCAAAAGTCACTGCCGCAGGGAAGTCAGCAATGCTTGGTCGGCTTGACAATTTGATCTATGCTGCTAAAAAAGCAAGGCAGCGTGCGAATGCCACTGAAGCCGTGAACGTGAAAATTGGAAAAACATTGTTTGATTATATTCATAAAGGAGCAGACTCAAATTAAGCCTTAGCTTTAGATTTAGGGGAATTACTCCCTCTTAGTTTAGTGCTCCACAATTTTAGTTTTATGTTGTCACTCTTAAACATGGACAGCAAACCTGAAGGTCGGCGGTTCGATCCCGCTCCGGCCCCCCAAATTTTATGGGCCGGTAGTTCAGTTGGTAGAACGTCAGTTTAAGCATGAGAAGTGTTTGAAGATATTTAAGGCAGCTCAAGCTATGATTTAGCTCAACTGGTTAGAGCGACAGTCTTGAAAACTGTATGTTTCAGGTTCGAGTCCTGAAATCGTTAACAGCTTGGGGCTTGGTTATAGGTAAATAACCCGGCCCCTTTATTTACATCTGTGTGACAATTTGCCAGCTGTCCAAGAATTTGACACCTTCAGATCCAGCCTATTGATGTTCCACGTGGAACAGTCCTTGAAGTAAAATAAGACAACTAAACTCTGATACCCCTTAACAATACAACCCCCATGGGCCAAATTACCCATGGGGGTATTTCTCTAGAATCATTGTCCCTGAATGTTATTCAGGCCCTGAAATTATTTGACAAGTTGAATTAGTCAAGCCATTGCTGCTACTATTGGCTCAGCAACGGTGGTTTAACTGACAATGTCCATAGATCTTACAAAGCTTCTTGAGAATGATGAATTCTTTGCTCGGACCAATAGCCAGGGCATTGTCGAAGTAGTGAGTGAACGCACTGGCCAAATCATCGCAATGCAGAAAACAATGGAAGATCTGTTGCGCAACAAGTCAGATCAATTGGTCGAATACATCTGCGATGATGGAACCAAAGTCTATATCCAAAAAGGCCTACCAAGCGAACTCATTCCAAAGCACCAAGTCATTTATTCCACCACTATTGCAGACATCATATGTCAGAAGATCGCTGAAGGCGCTACCATCACAAGCATTTGCGAAGATGATAAGATGCCTAACTACTCCACCTTGACGCGCTGGAGGAAGGCACATGAGGACTTTAGTGAAATGTTTGAACAAGCTCTTAAGGATCGCGCACACATTTACCATGACAAAGCGATTGATGCAGCGGAGGCAGCTGTAACCAAAGATGATGCAGCGGTGCAGAGTTTAAAAATGAATGCGTACAAATGGGGAGCAGAGAAGGGTAATCCTGATCGATTCGGAACTAGAACAAAGATAACAGGTGACAATACAGGCCATGGTTTTGTTATCCTCACTGGAGTGCCTCAACCTGACGAAGAAAAAGATGTAACACCTAAGGAGCCACAACTTGAGCAGTCATCCGAGAAGGAAGCCCCGCCCGAGGAAACCAAAGCCGAAGCCTAAAGAGAAGTAGATGTCTAAACAGATACAGCCTCTTAAGACTCTTTCTCCTCAACCAAGTCTAGTAACCCCTGGCACGCCTCAGAGGTTATCACTTACTGATATATTTGTACGCTGGGTGATGATTGAATCAGCTAAAGGTAATACAGGCTGTAGTTTTATAGCCACGACTGAAGCGGATGCTGGCACGACCAATAGGCATGTGCTTTATATCGAAGGTGATATGATTCAAATACCTGGTGCGCAGTATGGAAACCTTGATGCTCAGATAAATTTGCGTGAGCTTTGGTTTAATGGAACAGTAGCAGGTGATAAATTAGTGGTTACATTTCCTGACATCACAGTGGAGATTTGCTAATGAATCCGAGCAAGTCTTATAGGATTAGAACTACTGAAGATGAAAACACAGCCATCATTGAGGTTAGACCTCCATTTGGAATTGATTGGACCATTCGAGATTTTTTAAACGGAGCAGCTGTGAACATGGCTGTTTCTGCCAGTCCCGGATCTCCTCAGTTATTCACAGTCACTCCGGCTGCTAATGAAATAATTTTTATTTCAGCAATCACGATGTATATCGGAGAGGTGGGTAGCTTAGCATTTGATAAATTTGCAAACGGCTCTATTTTAACAAACGGGATCGAGCTTGAAGGTCAGAGTCTTGGCAATTCTTTCGGACCAAACATAACACTTGTTTCGAATCCAAATTTAGCTTGCACATTTCTGAACGGCTCTCCCATAAGTGGTGGCAACGCTTTTTACGGTGAAATGTTATTATCAGCAGGAAGAGAGATGACTTTAGATGGATCTCAGGGAGACTTTTTAACTTGGAGAGTTCAAGATGACACCACTGGTGCTACTTTTATGCAGAGTTCATTAAAGGCTTGGGTGAAACAGTAATGGCTATAAAAAGACTATATATATCAAAAGATGTCACTGCAGGAACTGAGGAGACTGACACCTTTATTCCAGCCAACAATAAGAAGGTTTACATTCATGAGATGCATGGGAGTGCAGCCTTTAGTAAAAACTCAGCGGTTAAGTTAGTTTGGGATTATGGCGGAGCTAACAAAGTTATTTGGTCTATTAAAGGTGATGGTGGCACACCGCAGGCTTTTAGGGGCGAGAAAATTGGCACTGGCAACGGGGTAAAGGTAGTGGCGCTAGTTCTTGATAATGGTGAGACTTCAAATGTTTTAATGACTGGTATTTCTTGGCTACGGGTGGAAGATTAATGTCACAAGAATCAGATAGATTTGCACAGAGGAAAATTAAAGTTGAGATAACTAGTGTAGGGGTTGGGATGTGGTCTATTGCAAGAGTTATTGAAGGACCTGATCTTATATTATTATTAAATGCTGGTTGGGAGCCTTACGCTTTTTGGGATGGAGTTCACTGGCTTAAGAAGAAGAACTAATGGCAGAAATCTCAACTGGATATAAACCAAGGAAACATCAGGCTGAACTTCACAGGGCATTAAAACGCTTTAATGTCCTGGTGTGTCATAGACGATTCGGAAAAACCGTATTTTGTTTTAACCAAACACTTGACAAAGCGCTTCGTAATCCTTTGCGTAATCCACAATATGCTTACATTGCTCCTAACTACGGGCAAGCCAAGCGCGTTGCTTGGGATATGTTGAAAGAGTTTTCAAAAGATTTACCGGGGGTTACTTACAATGAAGCTGAACTTCGTATGGACATTCCACGTCCTCATATAGGTGATCGGCTTAGGATTATGCTACTCGGTGCTGAGAATCCAGGATCGTTACGTGGGCTTTATCTTGATGGTGTTATTCTTGATGAGTACGCTGAATGTGATCCTACTGTTTGGTCTGCTGTTATAAGGCCAGCACTGAGTGACCGATTAGGGTGGGCCATTTTTATTGGTACTCCTAAAGGTACGAACCACTTTCATGACATTTATCAAATGGCGATAGCTAACAAAGAACATGGCTGGTTTGCTGCTATTTATAAAGCTAGCGAGACCAAAGTCATCCCTCAGTCAGAACTTGATGCTAACCTTAGAGAGATGGGTGAAACTGTCTATGCTCAAGAGTTTGAATGTTCATTCACTGCAGCGCTTGTGGGCGCTTACTACGGTAAACAGATGGAAGAAGCAGAGGAGAAGGGCCGAATTGGGGAGGTTCCCTTTGATCCGGCCCTTCAGGTGGACACCTTTTGGGATTTAGGAATTGGAGACACTACTGTGATTTGGTTTCTCCAGCAGCTGGGACAACAGTATCGCTTAATAGATTACGAAGAGCGATCAGGCCAAGGTCTAGATTATTACGCCAGGATTTTAAAAGAAGGCCACAGACAGAAATATAATTACCGTGATGATACCTGGCCACATGACGGTGCTGCCAGAGATTTAGGAACAGGTAAAGGTCGGAATGTCACCTGGCGAGATTTGACTCAAAGAAATCCTATAATTTTACCAAGGGATAATTTATCTGATGGCATCAACTCAACAAGGCTGATCATTCCAAAATGTTGGTTTGATCTTAAGAAATGCGAACGGGGCCTTGATGCTTTGCGCAACTATCAACAAAAATGGGACGAGCGCAATAAGATCTGGCAGGATAAACCCAAACATGATTGGGCAAGTCATGGAGCAGATGGGTTCAGAACACTTGCAATGGGGCAAAGGCCAGAGCAGACTAGGAGAACTTCTACGAACTTGCAACAATACGCAGATTCGGATTATGATCTGTTCAACTCCGGGGGGAGATGATGTCAGGCGGCGGATTCAAAAGTAAATCACAAGCAAAACTTAAAGACCTTGCCTCTTTTCAAAAAGAAATCCAGGAAGATACAAGTATTTCAGAAATAACAAAACAAGAGTTATCTGAAACGGCTGAAGGTATTAGCCAGCAAAGTGTTTCTGGGACCAAGGGTGGAAAAGAATTTAACAGAAGATTAGCTGAAGCGCGTGGAGCCCTTGACGAAGCTCGCGCAGGAACAGCGCCTAAATTTAAAGCACGACAACAAAGAGCGCAACAAAGAAGGTTAATAACAGACCAGCCTGGAAGGGCTCAAACGGTACTTACTAGGTAAACATGGCAATTAGACAACCTGAGAAGATCATCGATCAAGTAAACTTTCTTAAAGGCCAAAGAGGCAATTGGGAAACTCACTGGCAAGAGCTAGCCGAATTCATACTCCCAAGAAAAGATGACATCACCAGGAACCGAGTGCCAGGTGAAAAGCGCACACAGTTCTTACTCGACAACACAGCCATGCAATCTAATGAACTTTTATCTGGTTTTCTTCATGGTCTTTTAACCAATCCCAATTCACAGTTTTTCGAACTCACAACTGGTGTCCCTGAAATTGATGATGAAGATGATGTAAGGATCTGGCTACAAGATACTTCTCGTAGAATTATGCAGATCTTTAATGACTCAAACTTCCAGACAGAGATCCATGAAGTTTACATTGACCTTGGTTGCTTCGGTACTGCAGCCATGACAATTGAAGAAGATGATGACACTGTTGTCAGATTCGCAGCTCGACCGATTCAATCAATATTTATCGAAGAAGATAACAAGGGCCAGATTGTTGAAGTCCATAGAAAGTTTGCGTGGAATGTTAATCAGATTATTGCTGAATTTGGTGAGCAGACTGTTAAGGATTCAAAACTTTTAAGTGATGCTAAAAAGCGTGATGACCCAAAAAAGTTTGACATCATCCATTCTATTTATCCTAAAGAAGTTGATCCAACAAAGAGATCAGATAGCCCTTGGCAGTCTCAATATATTCTAGTTGATGAGAGAAAAAATCTTAGAACATCTAGTTTCAGACAGTTTCCATATCTTGTTCCACGGTGGACAAAACATAGTGGTGAAAAGTATGGTCGCTCCCCTGGTATGAACGCATTGCCTGAACAAAAGACTCTTAACATAATGACTGAAACCACAATTAAAGGAGCACAGAAAGTTGTCGATCCGCCGCTACAGGTTCCTGATGATGGATTTATTAGTGTCATTCGTACCCGTCCTGGTAGTCTTAATTTTTTCAGGGCTGGATCTAAAGACCGCATTGAACCTGTATTTAATGATGCTCGGATTGATTTTGGTTTTCAAGCTATGGAAGCCAAAAGAGAAAACGTAAGGGATGCTTACTTTGTTAATCAGCTTCAGCTTCGCCAATCTGGTCCACAGATGACAGCCACTGAAGTGGAAGCAAGAGTTGAGCAGGCGCTTCGCTTTATGGGTCCAGTGCTTGGTCGTCAGCAAGTTGAATTACTTCGGCCACTTATTGATCGTACTTTTGATATTATGCTTAGACGCGGTTTGATTGCTCCGCCTCCAGAGGTTCTTCAAGGTTCAACACTTGGTGTTGAATATTCATCTTTGATCGCACGCACACAACGGCAACAGGAGGCGCGAGCAATTCTTAGAGCAGTCGAACAGAGCACACCATTTATTCAGTCTGACCCGACAGTGCTTGACAATATCAACGGTGACGAAGCATTGAGAATCATATGGCGTATTAATAATGCAAATCAAAAAATACTACGGGATCAGGGCCAGATAACTAAGATCAGGCAAGATAGAGCGGCTGAACAGCAAGCACTTATTGAGCGTGAAGAAGCATCTCAAACGGCTGAAGATGTTGGCAAGGCCGGTCCATCACTTGTAGCAGCACAACAACAAGGTACTTAATGTCAGAACAACAAGATGAAGATAAGAAACGCGCAAAGCGTGGGCTTGCTAATGCTTATGATTATAGCAAAACTTTTAGCACGGTTCATGGCAAGAAAGTTTTGTATGATTTGATGAAACATAATGGGATTCTAACAAGCACGACTCAACCGGGCGATCCATATGTGACTTGTTATAATGATGGCAGACGCTGCGCTATCCTTGATATTTTACAAAGACTAAAAATTAACCCAGAAAAACTTGAGCAAATATTAAAGCAAGCGGAGGAAAACGATGCTTAGGAAATTATACTATATGTTAATGGAGGGTGAAGGCGATGCTGGAGGCGGCGGCGGTACTGTTGGTGATGGCGGTGGTTCTTTGTTGTCTGGCGGTGGCGCGCCTGCTCCAACAGGAGATCCTAATCCAGCGCCTGCACCAGGAACTGGTACGCCTGCGCCAGGAACAGCTCCCCAACCAGGAGTCGTGTTCCCCCAAAACTGGAAAGACGGCATCGCAGAAGAGTTCAGAAACGATCCATCATTAGCAGCCGTGCCCGATGTTCAAACTCTTGTTAAAAATTATGTGCATTCACAAAAGATGGTCGGCGCTGACAAAGTTGTCATTCCTGGCAAACATGCAAGTGAC